AGAAAGCTTGGTATTCTGAAGTAGCACATGATTGGCGTATTTGGGACGAGACCCAAGGAGACGACACTGACCAATCTTATTACGACAAGCCTGTCAATGTTTTTCGAGCCTATCTTGAATCCATTATTGCAGCTCTTTCTGTTACTGTTCCTCCTATTAAATGCTATCCAGATGACGCTGACAATACTCTTGATTTATCAACTGCGAAAGCAGGGGACAAGATTTCGCAATTGGTATATCGTCACAACAATGTTAGTCTTTTGTGGCTACATGCTCTGTTTATTTATTGCACAGAGGGAATGGTAGCCTGCTATACATATCCTAAAGAAGATGAAAGTTTTGGAACATACGAAGAAAAGAAATATGAGGAAATTGAGGAACAACGTCAAGAAGTTTCTTGTCCTCAGTGTAACTATTCACTAAGTGATAATCCTATTACTCCTGATATTGTGAATCAAAGTGCTGATTCAATGACTCTCAATTCTGATGAGTTTATGCCTGACCAATCAGGTGAACCTGACCTATGTCCTTCATGTGGGACAATGATGAGTCCTACTGTTGAACAGAAAACTTTTATTACTACTAGATTAAGTGGAATTAATAAGCTTCCTAAGACTCGTATGATGATGGAAGCATATGGACTTCTGTATATTAAGGTTGCAAACTATGCTAGGAAGCAGGCTGATACACCCTATCTAGTCTATGCTTATGAAACTCATTATGCAAATGCGATTGAACGATATCAACATTTGCATGGAAAAAAGAACTTAACTGCGGAGAAAATCGCATCAGGAACTGGACCTCAAGACCCCTACGAGCAATGGGGAAGACTATCACCACAGTATCAGGGAGAATATCCCATGAATACTGTTACTATTCGAAATGCATGGTTGCGTCCTGCTGCATTTAATGTTCTTCAAGATAAGGATGATGTAAATTTATTGAAAAAGAAGTTCCCAAAGGGAGCTAAAGTAGTTCTAGTAAACGACGAATTTGCTGAGGCTTGTGAGGAGGTTCTTGATGACCATTGGACTCTTACTTATAATCCTCTTTCTGATTATATTCATCATGACCCCCTTGGTTTATTGTTGGTATCAATTCAGGAAATTACTAATGACCTTATAAGTCTAATTCTTCAGACTATCGAACACGGAATTGGTCAGACATTCGCTGACCCCGCTGTATTGAATTTTCCTGCATATCGCCAGATGGAATCTATTCCTGGTGGTATCTATGAGGCTATACCTAAATCTGGTAAAAGTATTGGTGATTCTTTTCATGAGATTAAAACGGCTAGTCTCTCCCCAGAGGTTATGCCGTTTGCACAGAATATTCAAAATCTTGCCCAGTTAGTTTCAGGAGCCCTGCCCTCACTATTCGGTGGACAGATGGAAGCTGGAAGTGGAACAGCATCAGAATATGGAATGTCACGTGCTCAAGCATTACAGAGACTTCAAAATACCTGGAAAATCTTTACTTCCTGGTGGAAGGAAATATTTGGAAAAGTCATTCCAATGTATATCAATGAAGTGAAAGACGATGAACGTGATGTTCAACGTGATAATGAAGGAAACTTTATTAATACCTTCATTCGTAAAGCCGAATTAGAAGGAAAGATTGGTAAGGTAGAACTAGAGGCTAATGAGAATCTACCCCTTTCATGGGCACAACAGAAAGATATTATCATGCAACTACTTCAAAATGCGAATCCTGAAATTCTAGCAATTCTTGGTTCTCCTAAGAACCTTCCAATTATTCGTGAAGCTATTGGACTTACAGATTTCTTTGTTCCAGGTGAGGACGATAAAGATAAGCAGTTTGATGAAATTAAACTACTGTTGAATTCTGAACCTATGCCTACTGGTGACCCGATGATGCCAGAGATTTCATCGGTAGATATTGACCCAACATATGACAATCACAATATTGAATTTGAAATTGTTCGTAGTTGGGTTACTAGTGAAGCTGGAAGACAGACTAAGATAGATAATGAAGCAGGTTACAGAAACGTTCTATTGCATGGTAAGCTTCATTTCATGCAAATGCAAGCAGCTATGGCTCCTCAAGGTCCAAATGGTGCAGCACCTAATGAGAAGCCCAATCCTAATGAAACTAAAAAAGCACCAATAGAAGGAAATCAAGATGTTAAAACAGCTCAATAGTTATCAGGAATGTCGAATTGTTGATGAAGGAACTATTCCCTCTGTTGGTAGTGGCGGTAGCCCAGAACTAGGCAAAGAGGAAATGATAGAGTTCCTCGCGGACGATAAAGATGAAGATAAAGAAGTCTTAGATATTGGAGAAAAACCGAAACCTAGGACTGAAAATAAAGATGATGTCGAAGTAGAAGTTGAAGAGGAAAAGCCCGAAGGAGATAAGGAATTAGAAGAAATTGAGGATGAATTAAAACCTCCAACTGAGGAACAACTCGAACTTGTTACTCCGGTTCGTAGGCGTGAGATTCTTGCTAAGTATCCTCAACTATTTAAGGATTTTCCTTATCTTGAGAAGGCTTATTATCGAGAACAGCAATTCACCGAAGTTTTTCCAACTATTCCAGATGCGAAGGAAGCATTAGCAAAGTCGGAAACTCTTGATAGATTTGAACAGGATTTGATTCAAGGTGGAAACACCGAAACCATCCTGAAGGCAGTTAAGGATGAAAATCCGCAATCATTCAATAAGATTGTAGATAACTACATCACTACTTTGGCTAAAGTGGATGAAAAGGCTTATCTACACGTAATTGGTAATCTTACTAGACATACTATTATTTCTATGGTGCAGGAAGCTCGAAAGAGTGGAAATGAAGCCCTACAATCAGCGGCACAGATTTTAAATCAGTTTGTCTTTGGAACTAGTAATTTTACTCCCCCTACTCAATTAGCTCAGAATAAACCCGAAGATGATAGTAAGAATACCGAAATTAATCAGCGCGAACAGGCATTTGTTAAACATCAGTTTGATTCTACTGTTTCTGATTTGAACACAAGAGTTAATAATACTCTTAAGAACACTATTGAAGCAAATCTTGACCCTAAGAATTCAATGACTGATTTTGTTCGTCGTCATGCTTCCACTGAAGCATTAGAGGATTTGAATAGACTCATCAGTCAGGATACTAGGTTCAAAGCTCTTGCTGATAAACTATGGGAGGTTTGTTTAAAAGAAAATTTTTCCAGAGCGTCAGTAGACCGAATTAAGTCAGCATATCTTTCAAAGTCTAAGACACTGTTGCCATCAGTGATTAAAAAGGCCAGAAATGAAGCTTTGAAAGGTATGGGTAAGAGGATTAATGATGACGAATCGACCCTTGATAAAAAGGGTCCAGTAACACCAGGACGGCCACATTCCCCAATTTCTAGTGGCAAGATAAAAGATGCGAAGGATATCCCGAAAGATATGAGAACAATCGACTTTTTGAATGCCGACTAGGAGAGAATTATGGCCGTTGTAGAAAGTCAGGTAGCTGCTCTTGAATTGGAGCGTGTTATCCCGAAGATTCGCGTATTGTTTGAACGAGATGATAAGTTCTACGCTAACATCAAGAAGCGTGACGTAGAAAAAATCTCTAACAGACAGATGCGTATTCCTTTGGAACTTCGACCTGGTGGAAGTTTTCAGTATTTTAATGCTGATGGCGGCGACCTGGGTCGAGGTGGTGGTCCTACGTTTGATAGGGCTACGCTAAGCTGCGTATTCGTTAGTGAGAATATCGAATACACGAAGCTTGCTCAATGGTCTACGGACGATGAGCGTAAGGCTGTCACTAATGGAGTGCGCAGACTTACAGCGTCAGCTCTTGATGAGATGCGTAGACAGCTTGACTCGCAGATGATGCAGGCTGGAGATGGTGTTATCGGCACTGTCTCTGTGGTTGCTACTGCGGGTGGAGTTGATACGTATACTCTGGGAACTGATGGTTTTGGCGCACGTCTGATGCGTTATGGCCAGACTGTTCAGGTTTTCAATGCTGCTCTTACTGTTCTGCGTGGTAGCGGTGTTATTACTAAGTGGGACGTAGAAAATAAATCAGTTGATATTACTCCTGCTATCGCGGGAGCAATTGCAACTGATAAGATTGTTACGAATGGAATTACCAATCCATTGGCCCTTCCTGCGTTGTATGGTGTGCCTTATCATCATAGTAATGCTTCAGCGGGAACATGGTTGGGATTCTCACGTTCTACTACTCCTGAAGTTCGTGCAAACCGTGTGAATGGTGGTAACAATGCTTTGGCGTTGCCTCTTCCACGTCTTGCTATGAATAAGATTGGTAATCGTGTTGGAATGGACAAGTCTTTCAAGCCTCGTGCATGGCTGCATCCTTGTCAGATGCAGGCATACGAGGAAATTGGACAGCTTGCCATTATGATTACTAAACAGGCCAAGGAAGAGAGCCTGAATATGTATTTTGGAGATAACATGCAGTTGGCTGGTGCTGCTGCAACTCCTTCATTTAACTGGGATAAAACTAGAATTGCCTTCGTTGTTGACGAAGTGTGGGGTCGCGGTGAAATTCTGCCCATTGGTTTCTATACTACTGATGGTCGTAGGATTTTTGAAATCCGTGGTGCCTCTGGTGGTGTTGCTACTGCTGAAATCTTCTATATGGTGTGCGGTATGCAGACGTTCGTAACGAATCCTGCTGCTTGCTCCTATATTGATAATTTGGCAGTTCCTGTTGGGTATTAATAATTTCTAAAGATAAGGGAAGAAATAAAATGATAGAAAAACCCTTAGCTAAAGAAATTCCTTCTGATAAGGTAGAAATCCCTTTTAAGAAAGAGGAAATTCTACCCAAAAAGGTGGATATTCCAACAAAGCCTGTTGTAGTATTGCCTATACTATATAAGGTAAGGGAAATTTCGACTCTTCAGGAAAATAAAATTGCTGAAGCCCTCAAGGAGAGTGGAGCAGATTCTCGTGGCCAACTAACTGCATTGGAGAAAATTCTTAAAATTCTTAAGACGGTTTAAGAATTTAATTATCAAAAATGAGGGAAAATTAACATGAGTGACCTTAAGCATCAAGATTTTGGTGTTGCACAGTCTAAGCTTCAGCCTTTGCCTGTAACTGTTGCATCAGCGGCGACACTTACACCAACGACTAGGCTTACATTCGTGACTGACCAGGTTCAGTTGGCGAATATCGTTCCTCCAACGACTGGCTATTGTGAACTTCTTTTGTGTTTCACACATGCTGCGCCGGGAGCGTTTCTTACTAATGGAACGTCAAATCCAATTAAGGTTGCCTATCAGCCAATTCAGAATAGGCCAATCTTGATGTGCTACGACCCTATCACCAATTTCTGGTGGCCAGCGGCCGTAGTGTAATTGTTCTTGGTAGGGAGGACGCAAGGGGGGCGCGCATCCTTTAAAAACGCGCAATATAGACGAGAAATAAAATGGAATTAACAGAAACCGTTGAATCTATTAATCGGCAATTAATTGACTTATTTGGTATTGATACCATCAATGGTATTTCTATTTTTAGAGTCGTATGGTCTAATAATCAATTTGAGAAGAGACTTGTTGATACCACAGATACCGGAATTATACTTCTTACACCAGTTGTTCGTGAAGTTCCTAAATATAAACCATGGATTCTAGATAGATGGGTATTAGAACGATTAGTTTTGATTCCCGAGATTAATAAATCTGAATTACCTGCTCAAAAGCTATCGTATGAACCAATTTGGGTCTTCCAGAATAGTAATGGTGACCCTTTACCTCCTGCTATTTGGGCTTGTAAATTCATTATTGATACTATTTACGCTGCTATGGGTAAAAAGAGTCTACGAAAATATGTAGACGTGGAAGAACAGAATCCTACAGAAGAACGCGAAAAACGTGTTGCCAAGTTATATGAAGAGCTATTCGGTGACGAGTCTAGTCTGTTAGGCAGAACAATAACTGGTGAGGCCATTGCGATGCCCCAAAATTACAAATCGCAACAAAAGGAGAGTTAGTTATGGCATTAATAGGTGAATTTCCAGGACTGTCAAGTTTTAAGCGTCAGACTATCCGTGGGCCAATTAATCCATTGGATAAGTCTACCATTGTATCTATCTTTCCCAAGGAAATTAGGGAAGTTAAATGCACTATTACGCCAGGAGAATTCCGTATTCATCCTGGAACATATGAGAGTCCTGCTATTCTAATAGTTGGACCTAGTAGTTGGTGGAGAGAAATTGACGAGGAACAGCCATTACTTGAAATTCCAGTTTCAAGTATTCAGATTGCTGATTCAGTAGTTAAAGATTACTGTAATGGTATTCTTGGATGTAATATGGCTGATGCTATGCCTGGTCTCTTTTACGTGCCAGGTGAACATACGATTAAGACACTTCATGCATCATTTCAGCATGAATTGGATAAGGCGAATACACGTCAGCGTGCATTCTATTCAGTCATGATTAAGATGGCTGATGCACTCTGGGCACGTTCTAATGGCAATCCTCTCGCGATTAGCGATGATATGCGATTGGCTGCTAATGAAATGAATCAAAAGACTAAGGACTGGATGAAGGATTATAGCATGGTAGATATGGTGCGTTGCCTCGCGTGTGGCGCACTCAAGAATCCTACATATCCTGTCTGTGGTCAGTGTAGGGCAATTGATGCAGGCCATCCACGAGCTAAGGAAATTAAGTTTGCATCATGATAATCCTACTTTGGATTTCAATGATATTACTTGCAATTTATGAAATAATTGCAATGGTTGATGATAAGCCAAATAATACCATCAGCCAAATGATATGGGAATCTTGTAAACGTCCATTAGTTCCATTTCTGTTTGGATTACTAATGGGTCACTTTTTTTGGAGGTGGTAAATGGATTTGATTCTGTTAGTTCTTGGAATTGCTCTACTGGGATTTATAGTATGGTTGATTACCACTAAGATTCCAATGGACCCAATGTTTAGGTATGCAATTCAGATTATTGTATTAGTTGTTGTAGTGATTTATCTGGTTAGAATACTAGGGGGTCATATCCCTAACGTTCTACATTAAGGAACTGTTATGGCTGCTGTAGACCTTCTCGCCGGAACCGTAATGGATGCGGCTGCATCATTAATGAATGATACTGCCAAAAGTGTCTATAAATATGCAGACCAAGTTCCCTATTTACGAATGGCTATGCAGGAATTACGCGAGCATTTCGAGCTTAATAGTATTTCTTGCACCCAATTATCTTCTGCATTAATTAATATTCCAGCGGGAATAACTGAGATTGTCTATAATGGTGTTGGGGTTCCTAAACTTCCCGATGCCTTTATAGAACCATTACAATTATGGGAAAGACAAGCAGGTATTGACCCATATATTCCTATGCACCGTAGAGATTTCCTTTCACACAATTTGGAAGGAGTTCCTACGGGTCAATTTGTTTACTACACCTTAAATAATCAGAAAATTGAATTCCTTCCTTCCAATAGAATTAATGACATCAAAATTGACTATGTTCAGGAACTATTTACTCCAATCGTAGATGAAACTTCACTAATTAATGTTGTGAATGCTGCTACTTTTCTCGAATATCGCACGGCCAGTCTATTAGCAGAATTCATTGAGCGTAACATTACAAGTGCTAATGCTCTAGGTGGATATGCTGTATTGGGAATTGACCGCGCTACTGGTATTGGGGTAAAGAGTAAACAGTCAATTGTGACTAGAAGGCGTCCATTTAGGGCTGGTTACAAGAAACGTGGATGGATGACTTAATACCTTTGGCACATAATGTGCTGGTTTTGAAAACCGGAGGAAGAGTATGACGATGCAAGGTTTCTGGCGTGAGAATACGATGGATAATCGTAGACTCATGTTTGTTGACAAAGCTCGTGTTAATAATGTGTTCTATCTATTTCCACAGGGTGGAGGTCCGAGGGGAAGTTTCTCTACATTCACTGATTTGGCTCCATTTCTCCGAAGTAGGGATTTGGTTCTCTTTTCTGGAGTTTTGAAGGAACAGGCTATCTGTCCTGTTGGTGTATTGGATGTAACTATTCAGGGTGCATCTAATAGACTTCGACAAGCTACAAATGGTGGTGTTCCTACGGGTGGTGGTTCATCGTGGTTGTCTCCTGCTAGTCCTGTCGCTGCTACTCCTCTACTTCAGGTAATTGAGCAGGGATGGACAATCTCTAATATTCAGTTTGCTCCCCCTGCTGGTTCTCCATGTGTTAGATTCCGTCGTATGGAAACTGCAACTATTCCTGATGCTTCGCACGGTCAGGTTCTTAGTTGTTATTTCTCTACTGGTGGCGCTGCTGGTGTTGGTATCGATGTTACCGAAACCAAGCGTATTAAGATTGCGGATTGTGAATTTGAAGCTCTCGGAGCGGGTGCATGTATCACCAATACTGCTGATGGTGGTATTGCTCAGACTGGTTATCATCATATCGTTGGAAATAGGTTCCAGCGTGGAAATGTTATCGAAATTGACCTTGCATGTGCAGATTCATTGATTGAACGAAATATCTTCTATGCCCTGTTTGGTGTAGAAGCTGGTTTCCGTATTGACCTGGCTGGTGGATTGAGGAATCGAGTTCTTGATAACTATTTCTCCGATGCTACTGCTCAGTATGGTGTAGCAGGTGGATATCGAACTGGTGCTGCTACTGATAGGTGGCGCAATTGGGTTAGTGATGCTGCTGACCCCATCGTAGCGAATCCTGCGTAATTGAGGGAAAGAATGAGGGACCATCAGCCTATCCTATTCGAGAATTTCAATGGTCTGTTTTCGCGTGGTGACATCGAAGACACGCCTATGGACCATTTCTCGGATTGTCAGAATTTAAAATATGTTGGTGGTTCCTCTTTCGCTACCAGAGATGGACTTGGTAAACATCAAAATGTGGCAGTTCCTCTATCTAAAATTCTTAGAATATACAATTATCCTACTTCAGACAAGAATACTATATTAGTTCTAGTAGATGGTGGCAAAATATATCATGTAGTAGATGCAACTACTGTATATGGCCCAATTCTCACTATTGCGACCATGACTGATTTTGGATTTGTTCCATATGCAGGACGAGCCTACATAACTCCGTTTACAACTGAATTAGTAGGGGGATTGAACCGTGAACGTGGACTTACAGGCGAATCCGTCTACGTTTATCTTGGAGCTGGAGCAGCAGCGCGTAAAGCTGGGGGCGCAAAGCCTACGACCAATATTGTGGCTGCTAATGGCGCAGCTGGTTATACTGATGCTGGTATTCATATATTCGGTTATGTCTTTGAAACCGATACTGGATACCTTACAGCTCCAGCAGGTCTTGTTGCATTTACTACAGGTGGTCTTTTATCTGTTAGTTTTACAGGGGTTGCTGTTAGTCCTGACTCTTTCGTTACTAAACGTCATATTGTTGCGTCTAAAGTAATTCAAACCTATAATGGTGACATAACTGGTTATCAACTGTTCTTTATCCCTGGAGCTACACTTCCTAATAATACTGCAACTACTCTGACTAATCAATCATTCTTTGATGCAGACCTAGTGGCTGATGCAACTCACTTACTAGACAATTTCACTAATATTCCTGCCGGAGTAGGATTAACTACATATCATAATCGACTGGTATCGTATGGTGAATATGATAACATTTCTCTCGCGCGTGTAAGTTCACCTGGAGAACCCGAGGCTATTAGTCAGATTGATGGACTCTTACTTGTTCCTCCTGATGGAAATCCTTTAACAAATGCTGCGGAATTACGCGACGTTATATATTTCTTCAAACGTAATAAAACGGTCTCATTTGTAGATAATGGAGATATTCCCGCTAGTTGGCCTCTTACTA